TAAACTTAGTGGCATTGGAGCAGCTTTAGGCGATTCAATAACTAAAGGAGACGCTCTTACAGCAGCAAAAGCAGCACAAGCAAACTCATTAAAAAATCTAAAAGATAGAATTTTAGCAAATACTAATCTTGGAAAAGTTAGACAAACTAATTTAAAAATAGCAACAAAACAAGCAGAAATAGAAAAAGTAATAGCAGATATAGCACTTGCAAGAGTAACTTTACAAGATGCCGCAAACAAAGAAGACGCACAACAAGCAATAGTAGAACTACAACAAAGATTAGGATTATTGCAACAACAAAAAGATGTATTAGAGGACAGTATTAGTATAACAGCACAACTAGGAAAAGCTTTTTCAGAAAGTTTTGAAAAATCACTTACTTCTTCAATACAAGGATTACTTGATGGAACAAAAAGTTTAAAAGATGCATTTAAAGACATGACAAGAGCAGTATTAAATGCAATGGCACAAATACTTGCTCAACAAATGGCTCTTAGAATTATGGGAAGCATGTTTCCTGGAGTAGGAGGAAGACAGGGTGGAATAATGAGTGCTCCAGGATATCGTTCATATTCAATGGGAGGTGTAGCAAGTGGACCAAACTCTGGATATCCTGCTATGCTGCATGGAACAGAAGCAGTTGTTCCACTACCAAACGGTAGAAGTATCCCTGTAGAAATGCAGGGCGGTGCAGGAAGTGTAAATAATGTAGTTATAAATGTAGATGCAGGTGGAAATGCTTCTTCAACATTCAATGAAGAACAAGGAAAAGCACTAGGTATGGCAATACAGGCTTCTGTAATGGAAACAATACAAAGAGAGAAAAGACCTGGAGGAGTTTTAAGTTAAGATGGCAACAGCAATAAGACAAAATGGTGGAGCAAATATAAGTGGGTTTTCCGCAGCTGTACCTGTAGATAAAGGATTTACTCGTCAAAACACACCAAGAATTCATGCAGTAAGTTTTGGAGACGGCTACGAACAAAGAATTGCAGATGGAATAAACACTTTAGACCAAACTATGAATGTATCTTTTAGCACAAGACCAAAAGCAGAGATAGATGATTTAGTAGCTTTCTTTGAAGGTCTAGGTGGAGTAACTAAATTTGAAATGACTATTGACGATAGTAATGGAGATGAAACTATAAAAGTAACTTGTAAAAGTTGGTCTCAAACATGGGCATACGATAATTTTTATAGTTTAAGTGCGACTTTTCAAAGGTGTTATGAAGCATGACGGAAAAGATTGCAGTAAAACAGGTTCAAAGTTTAGAACAATCATCTGGATTAGTAAATCTATATGAGATAGAAATAGATAGTTCAGGAACTAAAGCATTTTTTGCGCCTCAACTTGATTCAGATTTAGCTGCAGTGCAAATGTATGACTTTGATAGTAATTCAACTCTTAGAACATATGCAGCAATACCTATACAAGCAGAGCAATTTGAAGTAAAAAGCACTGGTCCAAGTGCAAGACCTGTCATTACTTTTTCCAATGTTACAACAGATTTTTTATCAGCAATCGGTAATCAAGATTATCAAAATTTAGTTGGAAAAAAGTTTTTTAGAAGAAGAACTTTAGCTAAATATTTAAAAGATGGAAGTGCCGACCCTGGCTCAGGAAATACCCCGATAGAGTTTCCAAGACAAACCTGGGTTATTGATAGAGTAGAACAAGAAAGTGCACTAGAAATATCTTTTGAATTAGCAAGTCCATTTGCTACTGAAGGATTAACACTACCATATCGTGTAGTAGGACACAATGCATGTCCTTGGCAGTATCAAGGGGCAAGCCCTTCAAAAACTGAGGCGAATAGAAGAGGTGGGTGTACTTGGCACGAAGAAAATAAATATAGAATAGGAAGTACAATTTATACTGTAAAAGTAAATCAAGACGACGAATATATTGTTCCTTCTACAACAACATTTACTACTTACAGTTCAGGAACAAAAGCTGCAAATAGTTATCATAAAAATACTACTACTTTAGGGACTTCAAGTGGAGTTAGAAGATATAATAAAGACGGAGATATAGATACTTCAGCAGACGGTGGAACAGTTACTAATTTTTGGCAGGCAGTAAGAAGTACAAGTGCAGCACCTTCTGATTCATCAGCAGATTGGCAAAGAATCAGGGTTCACACAACATATAGTAATAGTACTACTTATTTTGCATATACTGATGATAGCTATAATGATTATGTTATTCCAAGTTCTGGAACTATACAAGTTTGGAAAGCAAAGAAAACTCATGTAGGAAATAGTCCTGGTTTTGGAGAGTTTTGGGAAAGAGGAGACCTTTGCGGAAAAAGACTTTCTTCTTGTCAATGTAGATTTGGATTCAAACCTATAAGTTCTGGAACAGCAAGTAGTACAGGACAAGCTATAAAAGATACTAAAAAATATTTACCATTTGGAGGTTTCCCTGGTGCAAGAAAGTTTAAATAAATTATTACCAGAAATATATAGTCATATGGAGAAAGAGGCACCTCGTGAAGGTTGTGGACTTATAGTTCAGAAAAATGACAAAATAAAATTTATTTCTGTAGAAAATAAAAGTGATGATGAAAATTCTTTTTATATTGACCCAAAAGAATACGTTCGTCACTCAATAATTTCAAAAATATTATATGTAGTCCATAGTCACTATAAGCAAGATTGTCGTCCAAGCCAGCACGACAAAAACTCATCAAAAGTTTTAGGTATACCATATTTAATCGTATCATTACCTGAAAAAGGAGAATATATTTATGACCCAAGTTAGATTGTTAGGAGAGTTAGGAGAAAAATTCGGAACTGAGTGGACATCTCAGCATTCTTCTGTGCGTGAAATATTAAAACTAATTGATTGTCAAGTTGATGGATTCAAAGAATATCTCGGCGAATGTCATGAAAAGAATGTTCAATTTAGTATACAAAATGGAGATGATTTTATAGAGGAGTTTGAAGAACTCGGATTACAAGGAATTGTAAAAGATACTTTAATTATAACCCCAGTACCTGCAGGTTCAGGAAAAGGATTAGGAAAACTTATAGCAGCAGCACTATTAATTGCTGCTTTTATATTTATGCCAGGAAGTGCAGGAATGTTTGCAAATGTAGGTGCACAGGGCACAGTTATGACAAGCTCAGGAACTATGATGGCGGCATCACAAGCAAGTATTGCTCAACTTGTGGGAGGAACATATCTTGCAGGAGGCGCCGGAGCAACAGCAGTAGCAGGTGCTACAGTTGGTTTAAATTTTGCAGGCATGGCGGTAGCAATGTTAGGCGTAAACTTAGCGTTTATGGGATTAGCAGAAATGTCCGCACCCGATGCAGGAGGAATGGAATCTGACCCTGCATTTTTATTTAATTCAGCAAATAGTAATGTTGAACAAGGGCAACCTGTGCCAGTTTTATATGGCAGATTAAAAATAGGCGGAACTCCCATAAGTCAAGGATTTCAATCAGGAGATTTAAATAATGCAGATACAGTTTATGATACTGATGGAGAAGAGCCTATAACAAATTATGGAGATGCAAATGCAACAAATGCTTATGATGTAATTACTCAATCAACTACAGTAAGAAGAGGTGGAGGAAGAAGTAGATAATGGCAACTTATATAACATCAGCTCCAGGAACAAAAACTGCATCTGATAGGCAACAACCAGATAAAACTCAACAATGTCTTACCTATGATATACTATCAGAAGGAGAAATTGAAGGGTTAGATAATGATTTAGCTTCTGTTTCTATAAATGATGTTCCAATCATTGATACAAATGGCGTAGAAATAATAAAACCCAGAAATACTACAACAGACACAACTTCTGGGTCAGCAAATATAACTAGTTCCGTTTTTGGAACAATAAATACATTATCAAGCAATAATACTACAGGACTTAGTTTAGGAACAAGAACTGTAATGGTGGAGAAAGCAGGTAAAAAAGGAACTGGAATTGCTTCTGGTACTGCAGGAACTCAGATTATAACAACAAGCAGTAGTTTTTTTACTGCTGCTTTACTGACAAGCATAAAAAATCAACGAGCAAGAGGATTTGTTAGAGTTGCAGGAGCAGGACCAAATGGAATAGATTTAGTTACTGGGGCTACTTTTGATAGTGCAACTCAAATAACTACAGATAATTTTATTACAACAACAGTTTCAAGCGTTGATATTTTTATAGATTTAGTTACTACTATTAGTAGTATTTCTAGTAATACAGCAACTTTAGCAAGTGCACCACAAGTATCTTTAACTGGAACGAATGTAATAATCTCTCCTCCAAATATGTCTCAGAAAAAAATAAATGATTTACATAATATAGAAAAATTTAAGTTTGGATTAAATAGAGGACATTTATTACAGCCCCCACTAGTTATAGATACAAGTTTTGGTCAAGCTTCAGTTATTACAAGTCCAAATATTGAATTAGAGCAAAATGATTTAAGGTCAAATGTAGGAACAACAGGAAATTTAGCTTCTAATTATAATAATACTGAATTAGATGAGCCTTCTCAAGCAGAAGGAACAGCAGCAGATACTTTACTTACTTCTTCTTTTCTTGAAGTTTCAAACCCTTCAGAAATTGATGAAGTACATTTAACTTTTCAATTTGCTGCCTCTCATGCTTTGAAATCCTCTTCAGGAGCAAAAGGTCCTTCTTTTGTTGAATTACAAATATTTTTTGAGTACTCTGTAGACGGAGGAAGTAGTTATACTTCTGAGCTTATTTTTGGACCAACAGCCAATGAGATTATGACTCGTACTGGACGTAGAAACAGAAATGTAAATTTTGTTGTTCACAAAAGTATTATTGGAAAAGGAACAAGTC